TATAATAGCATAGATTACTACAGATAAACTACCTACTATCATACCCGTAATAGATACGAATATATCTTTATTGTCTGCAGGGATTGAATTGTTTGCTAAGTATAATAATAGTAGAACTACCATTAAGAATATTCCAGCTGCACCGCAGTAATGTATTAGGTCTCTTTTTTTCATTTACCTCTTAATTTGTGTATATTAATTCCTGTATAAATTATTGTTAGTATTAAAACTATAAATTGTAAAAAGGGGTTAATACTTTCCCATCCGCTAAACAATAGCGAAGTGATACTTAATCCATATATCTTCAAATCTTGTTCCAATTTATTCTTGATAGAGGGTATCAATCTCCGTGTTTGTTAAGTTTCTATTAAACAGCCTATAGTGGTCTAAATCAAAACCTACTCCGTAAAAATTTGTTCCGTTTATATAATTCCTACCTACAAACATATTTGTATTGTCAGTAGTATAATAAGAATTGTTCATTGTTCCTGCACTAATTGTAGATGTTAATTCAGTTTCATTCCCACCATTTAAACTAAAATAGTGTTTATTGTCATTAGTTCTTAATGTCATAAAAAACCAATCAGTAGAACTTACAGAGATTCCTACATTTTGTTGAGTATATCTATATTGAGCACTACCTTGCCTCCATTGCATCCACATTTTTAATGTCCCAGCATCATTAAACATACCAACTGACCACCAATCAGTACTACCACTTCCTACTGTAAGAAGATATAAAGTTTGCCCAGCACTCATTACAGGTTTTCTCATCCAAAAAGCGTGAGTTTCATTAGGAATTGGAGTAATTGGAAAAGTCATTATACCATTTGCATTAACACTTGTTACATTTGCAAAACCATCATACTCCCCACCTGAAGAGCTAAAGCTTACACTACTTCCTTTGCTTCCATTCAAATTATTGCCTGAATAGTCATTTACATCTGAATCTAACTTATAGAAAGCCCTACAAGAACCATCTCCAAAAGGGTCAGCAGCAGGGTCTGCACCTGAAGCAGAAGGAACAAAAAACTTTTCATTTAATCCCATTTATATAAAGTTTGGAAGTGAATAATCTGCTACGTATGCTTTTGTTGTTTTACCGTTTATAGCGGTTTCTTTTGTTGCACAGTTTGTTCTTAATGCTGCTCTTGCAGTTAAAACATCTGAATCAGTAGCGTTACCAAGTTCTTGGTCTCTAATGATAATCCAATCTGTTTTAGATAATTCGTTTCCATAGATAGCTTTTAAGTTTTCTATCTTTTCAGCTTTCATTTCTGCTAGAGATTGACTGAACTCTTTATTTTCAACTGGATAAAGAAAAACACTATATTGCTCACTCCATTCAATAGCTCCTAACTTTTGGCTATTTTTGATTACTGGAGTAACTACATCGTAAAGACCAAATGATTCAAGTTCGCTATCTGATAGGGTATCAAATCCACCAATAACTTTATCTAATCTCTTAGGTACTCTATTGAACGTTTTTATTGTTCCGTCTTCTAATTGTCTTGCTTTCATATTTTATTTTTTAGCTTGGTGTTGTATCACTTACATAAGCACTAACTGCATAATTGAAAACAGCATTTGCTGAATCGTCTACACATTGAACTTGTATTAGGTTTGTTGAAGCTCCTGCATAATCTACACCTCCGCATTTATTAAAGGTTTCACCTGTAGCAGCATCTGAATCAAAAGTTATTGAATGTGCTCCAGTAAGGTTATAGATGTCTATTGTTTGACCTACTTTATAGTTAGTAAAATCAAATTCAATGTTTCCTGTTAAAGAGCCACTCATTACGAAAATAGCACCTGTAGACCAGTCTAAACTATAAGCACCTGTTAAGGTTGTAACTGAAACCGCTTCTGTATATCTGTCTTCTAGTTTATCGTGACTTACAGCACCATTAGCTAACTTAGCTGTAGTAACATTAACATCAGCAATCTTAGCTGTAGTTACATTGGCATCTAATATCTTAACTGTAGTAACAGCGTCCGTAGCAAGTCTAGCTGCAATTACTGCACCGTCAGCAATCGTAAGAGTACCAGAACCTGTAACTTCTCCATCGTGGTTTGCATTGGTTAGTTTGGCATTATTTAATACTTGAGCGTCAAACATCTCATCCGACATTAATCCCCAGTTATCTGTATCTGCTAATGATAAATCTACGTTATCTCCATCAGAGGAGTTAATTGCAAATCCAGTTCCACTTACTGTTTTAGTTAAGTTAGTAGCTGTACCTGATACTTTAGCGTTGTTTAATACGTGCTCATCAAAGATAGTCTTAGACATAACACCAGATACACTTGTAGTAGCTACTGGTATAATAGCGTCTGTACCATCTGAAGAAACTATAGTTCTTGCATCAGTTGTACCTGTTATACTTAAGTCTGTAGTTACGTTTGATACTTTAGCAGTATTTGCTGTAACCGCTGAATTAGCAGCTACTCTTGCTTCTGTATAATATAGGTTAGTATTTTCTGCTATATCTGCAGTATCTAAAACAACTACTCCAGTATCTCCATTTACAGAATTAACAGCTCCTACTACATCATCAGATGCTATAGTAAAACTAGGATAAGTTCCAGTAATTGTAACATTTGCTCCTTCAGTTAAAACAACTGTTTGGTCAGAAACCTTAGCATTGTTAGTTGTTATGTCAGTTGCTTGTTGAGTAGTAATTCCAGTCTTAGCTGTATTTAAAGTTATTTCGTCTTGTACTGTAGTATCAAGAGCAACCTCATCTGCAGCAACAGTAATACCAGTTCCAGCTACTACATTTAAAGTAACGTCTCCTCCAGTACCTCCGCCTGTTAAACCAGCTCCAGCTTCAACACCTGTAATATCTCCTGTAACGCCTGTAATCCAAGTCATAGTTCCATCTCCATCTGAAGAAAGAATTTGACCAGCAGCACCGTCTCCAGTTACTTTTAACTCATCAGCTCCAACAATATTATCGTTAAGCATTTGTTCAGTAACAAAGTTATTTCCATAAACCTCGTCAAAGTTATCATTAAGTTTATCAAAGGCATTTCGTAACTGGTCTCCTGTACCATCGTTCGCCGTTGAACCTATATTTACTGTCTGTTTAGCCATTGTGTTTTATTTAAAGTTGTGTTTGGTCTGCTGTATATAATGTTGAATCTGCTAATATGTTTGTGTTATCTGCTGTAAATCCTAATACTCCAGCCCAACATTCTGGTGCTGAAAATTGTGGGATGTCATCTGTTGTATTAAATGTGTCTCCCCATTCAGTTGCGCAATATATTTTACCCCAGTTAATGCTATTCGCCATACTTATACAATACTTTATTACCTATTTTGTTATCTATGTTCTCAAGATATTGAGTTAATTTTATAACATTATCTTGTTTTGGTTTGTAGCTTCCTACTTTTTTTCTTTTTATCATAATACCCAACCTGAGAATGAACTATCATATGAAGGAAATATGTCATCGTTATTATTAGTTCTATATTCAGGAAACTTATCGTTCTCATAAGTCATATGAGCAATAAATCTATCTGTATAATATTGTGCTAAATCTCTTTCCTTTTCAATTAAAAAATCTACTTCTTCTTTGTTAACGTTTTCAGCGTTTTCACTAGAGTGCTTAAATACGCCCTTGTTAGCGATTGTATAGGCTGCAAAGGGTAAGTACTCTACCATTGCCCAATGTATTAGCATAGGCTTTATATGGACGTTTACAAGGGTTAAATAGTCTCCTGTTAAAGTACCTGCTATTATATCAGCTTGTATCTTTTCAAATAGGTCAGTTCCTAAGTAGTTTTGTATATGTATATCCTGAGCTGTTTTAATCCATTGAATAAACTTATCCGTGTCTACGTTTCCGTTCATTGCAGTAAATTTAACTACGTCTGCTCTTCCTATTAATAATGCTTCTGCCATTTCTTATTTATTTACAAAACCGTTATTAGGCATATCCGTTGGACGTTTAGCCACATTTGATTCATTCTTTTCAGGTGTAAAACCTTCTTTTTTTGCTTTGTTTACGCTTACTTCTGCTTTTGGGTTTTTAGCATCTGGAGTAACTCCTTTAGCCATATACGTCTTACGCATCCAAAAATGTCGGCAGCTTCCTCCTCCTTTAAACTCCCATATGGAATAAGTGTTTGCTCCGTTTAGACCCCATCCTGCATTTACAGATTGATTACCCATTTGAATAATATCTTCTTTTCTATATATCTTTTTACCAGCTACCATTTTCTTACAAAACTCCCTGCTATTTGCAGAGGCTGTTAAAGGTGCATATTGATAACGTACTTTGAATTTCATTCCATCTGATTCTCCATCTTGCTTACTCTTAGCGTTTGGTCTTGCAGAACCTGTTGAAGCCAAACCTATCATTTTATCTAATGCTTCTTCTTGTCCATAATCTACTTGACGCTCATCTACTAATTCCCACTCTTCAAGGTCTTCTTCTTCTCCAAATTCACTCAGCAAATCAAAAGCTTCTTCATCAACTTCTTTAGATAATTTTACTCCAGTTTCTTCTTCCCGTGCTTCGTCTGTTATTGCATTATCCGTATCAATGAATTCAAGCGGCTGTAAGGTCTTGAAATATAATTTTAGTGATATACCATTAAAAGCTAATATATCGTCAATACAGTCTATTAAAAGGTCTTGATACGGTCTTATAGTAACGTTATTAAATAGAAGGGATGCTGTTTTGATTTCATCAGCATTATTTCCTAGTCCATTGTTACCAGTTCTTATACCTAAAAGTAAAGGAGATGTAATTCTATGAGCTACCATTAACTTGTTTGAACACTCAGTAGATAGGTACTCGTAATGAGCAGGAGCATCATTTAAAGGAACGTCATCAATCGTTGTCTTGCTTTCTGCATTGTTGTTAAATGCTATAATAACCTTTTCCCCTTTTGACCCTGTAAGCTTACGCATTACATCGTTCTTAATACTTAGCTGTTGGTCTTGGTCTGGTATTCCGTTGTTAAAGTTTACTACCTTAGTTCCACTAAAACCATTTTGTACATCGTTTATAAGGTAATCAGATACTTCACTTTCTAGTTCTGCATAAGCTAAACCTCCTTGATAATCTACAGGAGCGTAATAATCAAAGCCAGATATGTATCTTTTAGCTATTTTAACTTCAGGTTCTTTACCGTTACCAAATCCAAATGAAGCAATTCTCTTAGGCTTGTCAGAAGGTTTAATATTTACCCAGTCTGGATGGTAATAGTAAGCTTCTATTTGCCCTTCTTCGTTACACTTCTCAGCTCTTAATGTTTGCCTTGGAAAGTGTTCTGCTTTATATACTTTTTTGTCTTGATATGTAACCTGAAAACTTGCTTCTCCTAATAGTTTTAAATCTAATGTAACTTTTCTTAAACAATCATTAGAAAATATAGAACGCATTGCAGCATACTCTTCTGTCTTAGAAGAACTATCTAAAGCGTCTAATCCTTTACCATAGACCATAGAAGAAACCCCTCCAATAATAGCGTTGTTAGTTGCACTATTAGTAAATAGGTCAATCAGATATTGGTAGTAATTGTTATCCGTTCCGTAAGCTACCCATTCCTTTCTTTTATCTTCAGATATTTCAGGTCTGTTATAAGTAGATAAATTAATTACGTGAAGACCGCCTTCTTTTTTGTTTGTATTTCTTGCCATTATAAAACTATAAAGTCGTTAGCTATTGTGTTTTCTGTATATTCATTTTTATTTACTGTATAAGTAGTAACGTTTTGATTTGTACAGAATATTTTATCTTTAAATGTTACGTTAGTTCCTTCTTTGATTTCCAACATATACATTGTATTCTCTACTAATGTAAAAACGCTACTATATTGATAGTAATAATCTAAAGCAGTAAAAATAGTTTCAGTAGAATTAAATACTTCCGTATTAGTTGTTTCGTCTTTTATTGTTATCGTGTAGGTAGTCCCCTCTGTATATTCTCTAGGAATAAAGTTTATCGTTTGACTGTCCGTAGAACTTTGTAGTATCGTCATATATATACAATAAAATAATCTTGTTTTTGTTAATTATAAGGCATAAAAAAAGGGACAATTAAGCCCCCTTTAATATCAATCAATAATAATTATGAGTTAGTTCCTACAGTAATTGTTACAGTAGCACTTGACATACCAGCGTATGGGTCTGCAGCTGTTGGACTAGCTACAAAGTTAGCAGGTTGTAATTCAGATGCAGCAAACGTTAATGTATAACCTGAAAGGTCAGCCATTGCAGCACCAGTTACTATAGTTCCACCTGTTACTTCACTTCCGTGTTCTAAGCCCATAAGAAAAATATTTCCGTTATAGTCTTCAACTGCGATGTGAGGTCTTCCGTATGCAAGAAGTTTAATCTCCTTGTTATCTTCTTTTGATAATTTCTTTAAAGTTAAGTTTAAAGTTTGTTCAAAATAAGTAGTTCCGTTTTCACGTGAAGATGTTATAGCTTGTTCAAAGCTAGATGCACCTTTTAATTCATATTTGTAGGCAACAAAAGTTCCTGAGAGGTCGGTAATTTCATCATCAACTTTAGTTACAGTTCCTAAGTCTCCAAAGTCTGTAAAATAAACTGATTTTAATCCACCAACTACATCTTTGCAAGGTTCTTTTCTACCTTTAGTTAAATCACAAGCCATAGTTTTTTTATATTAAAAAAGGGTAAGTAGGCACATTGGCTTACCTACCCTCTTTGATTAATTAATTGTAGATATTAAGAATAAAGAACAATCTCGCTTCCTAGTCCGTACTGTACCGCTGCAGTATATCTCATCACTACACGTACATTTTGACTTCCGTCAATGTCTGCCATATCAATAACTTTTACTTCGTTTTGGTCGTTTAGTAAACCAGTTCCAAAGAATAAGTTAGATTTTTCAGCTGCTACCATTGTATTGTCAGGTAAGCCATTTGCTACTGCAATTTTTACACCGTCAAAAGAAAGACCTCCGCCGTTGTACCATTGAGTTCCTTTGTTATCTGTACCAGCAGCACCGATAGTTGCTTGGAAGCCTCCTAATGCTCTTACGTAAGCTCTTGCTACGTTTTGAGACACATAAATAAATAAGTCTTCTGAAGTATAGATTGTAGAGCTGATTGCATCTACTACTAATCCCATTTTGTCAATAACGTTTGCTGCAGTTACTGCTGCTCCTGCACCTACGTCAGATACATCAGCGTCAGCTAACATTAATTCTTTGAATCCAGCAATAGAACCGTTTGTTGCAGCTGCTCCATTCCAGATATCTTGTTCAGTCTTTTGTGCTACTTTAGCAGAAACGTGACCTAGTAAAAAGTCCGAAAATGAAGGAGGAAGTGAATCAAAAGCGCTATATCCCATAGAAACGGCATCCCAATCTGAACGAAAATCAGCCTTACATAATTGTAAGTTAACTTGTAAAGATTTAGGTTCAATAATTCTTTCAGTTAATGTTAGTGTTGAAGTAGGGTCAAAATCACATCCAGAATTTTTAACAAGTCCGTCAGTAGATACTTTTTTGATTACTTCTTTAAATTTAATGTTTGGCTTAACAGAAATTAATCCGTTGTCCAAAGTTGCCCCAGAAAGAAGCGCTGCCGAGATGTACTCAGAAGCCGATTCTCCGGCGTAACTAGTTGTAATTGAGGTAGTTGTAGCCATTGTTTTTTATTTTTTAATATTAGATATTTTTTGTAGAACTCTGTCTAGTGTAGACGTTCCACGCTTTTGTGAGTAAAGGTTTAACGCTTTATCTGCACTTGCTTCGGGGTTATGGTTTACTTTTTCAACTTCTGAAAGTTCTTCCTTAACTTCTTCAACAATATTTTCAACAGTCTCTTCAACTGATAATTCGTCTTTCTTATCAATCATTGCTTTGATTTCGTCAATCATTGATTTAACTTCTGCAAGGTCTTCTTTAGTTGCGTAAGCTAATTCTTCTTCTTCTGCTTGAACTTCTTCTTCTGCAGGAGCTTCTTCTGGAGCTTCTTCAACAGCTTCTCCAATAGATTTAATGATTCCTTCTTCTTCAATAATCAATTCCTGACCATCTTCCATTTTGTAGCTTCCGATAGGAAGTGCTACTTTTTCTTCCTCAGTTACAATAAAAACTTCTTTACCTTCAGCAAATTCTTCTGCTTCAATGATAGTTCCGTTTTCTAATGTAGCTTGAGCTAATTTGATTTCTTCGGATTCAACCCCAAGAACTTCTTTTACTTTGTTTAACATATCTGTCGCTTTCATATTATTACAATAAATTAATATTTACTTTGTTGTGTTTTTAAGATTGTTTAATAGTAGATTCTATTACAAAAATTTGCTCATCAAGAGCTATAGTTGAACCATCTAAAAAACCAAAAGAATCTATCATAAAAGGGTCAACACCTAAGTCTTTTGCAGAAGAAGCCACCTTAGACATTATTTTTTTAGCTTCATTTATTTTAGAATAACTATCTTTTATTGCTTGTTTTGAATCTGCAGAAAGTTTATCAAAATCTTCTAAAACATTTCTTTTTTTAACTGCTAACTTATCTAGTTTAGATTCTAATTGTTCTAGTTTTTTTCTTTCGGAATTTAAATCATTAGCTTTCTTTTTCATATCTTGAGCTGAACCTAACTCAACTTTTTGAGTAGATAGCTCTACTTTCTCTTTACCTAGCTTAGCTAGTATTCTTCTCACGTCTGGTTTCATATTTTATTGTTTTGGTCTTTTATAGTCCGTTTAAAATTTTATTAATTGATTTAATATTTTCTTTTACTTGACTTTCGTATTTTTGAACTTCTTTTAAAATATCAGTTGCTCCTAATTCTATAGCAGATTTTTTTGTTCTTTCTAACTTTTTTGAAAGTGATTTATTATCTTGTAAAGACTTTTCTAAGGGTTTTTTTGCAGCTTCAATCATATCAATACCTTTAATAGCACCTTTGTTTGCTGTTACAATCTCTGCTCTAATATCATCTACCAACCCTAAATCAACTTTTTGATTAGCTAACTTGGTAAGTATTCTATGTACGTCTGGTTTCATATATATTATTTATATTATTACAATTAATTATTTAAAGTTTTGTTATATTTTTACGGTGCATCTGTTACTAATGCTGCAGCTGTAAATCCAAATCCTGTTAAGTCTGCATTA